AGCCCTGACGGAGCACCAACTGGTGGAGGAGCCGCACCGTTCCCTGGCGGTGGGCCGCCGGGTGGCGGAGCGCCCGGTGGGCGGCCCCCTGGTCCTCCCGGCGGCTTCTCAATCGGCGCGCCGCCCGGTCCACCTGAAGGCGGCGGGGCCCCTGGCTGAGGGGCACCCGGTGGCATCATTGCCATCATGCCGATCTGGGCGGAGAGTTGATCTTGGAACTCATCGATCAGCTCCACAACGCCGCGGCTGTAACGTACCGGGTGCAAGAACATCTTCAACATTTCTAGGCTGAGCTGCATGATCATTGGCGGCGGCAAGAGGCCGGTCTGCAACATCGCCACCGCGCCCTGCATGACCGCCTGCACCGACTGCATGACCATCGCCATGGCCTGCTGCTCGGCCTGCTCATCGACGGCAACCGTCGAATCACTCTCGATATCGATCGAGCACATCCGGCCAAAGTCGGAGCGCAGGATGTCCATGACCTCGGGCGTCACCGCCTCGCCGGTCATTGCCTCCAGCGTCTCGGGCGAGAAATTCTGACCAATCACCTCAGCTTTGAGGCGCAACAGATCGCGGACGAAATTGTCGGTCTGGGTCTTGGCGTCATCGAGCCGATTGACGCCCATCGAGCCCTTGATGCGCTGGGCCGTGGCCGTCTCGCTGGCCTTGGTGGCACCGCGCATGATGTCCGAGATCCCCATGATCTCGTAAATCGCCTGCTTTTGCTGTTCACGCGCGAGGTAAAGCTTGTCGAGCGCCTGCATCCAAACATCGATCGGCACCAGCCAGATGTGCGATTGCAGTCCGCCGGTCAGCATATCCACGCCATCGACAGGGATCATCTTGCCGTCGTCGGCGCGCAGGATGCCGGCGATCTCACGGGAGGCTGAGTTATAGCCGCCCCTGACCTTGATTTGCTTGGTCAGCATCGAGATCCGCTCGGATGTCTCATCGAGGTCGGCGGCCAACCGCGCATAGAGGTCGAAGAAGGCGCGCGGGATCCGCGTGTCGCTGGTCCTGATAGCCAGCATCGGCACCGGAATTGGAAAAAAGCCCTCCAGGCTGAGGCTGTCGGGATCGACGCGCAGCACGACGCCGGTCGTCTCGCGGATAAACCAGATGATCTCGCGCGTGCGCCGCGACCAGATCTCCCAGACCATCGCTTTCTTGATGTGGTCGCCGAGCTTCTCCGCACTCTTCATCGGCGAGCCGCCGCCGACCGCGGACTTTGCCGCGCTCTCTTCCGTCCATTTATAGAGGTCGCCGAGCCGGCCCTTTTCGCGCATCAGCTCGTATTGCGGCGAGCCTTCGAACTCGGCTTCAAGCTGCTTTTCCGTGAACAGGTGGCGGAAGGCGACCCATTCGGTATCGGCCGCCTGCCGCACCGGATCGACTAGAAGGTCTTCCCAATACACGTATTCGTCGCCGACGCTCTCCCACACTTTGACTGGCTCGGTAGGCGGCGGCGCACCCGGCACCCCGCCCTCGGGAAGCGGCGTGGCGCCGTCGCCGGCCATGACCGGCTGGTCTTCCATGATCGGCTTCCACCGCACCCGGCAGACGCCGCGGCCCGGCAAGAGCACGTCCTTGACCGCCATCTTGATGGCTTCGCTGGAGTGCTCGTCCTCGACCACCACTTCCAGCGCCTTTTCCATGACGCTGGCAGCCGTCTCGATTACGTCCTGCGGCGGCCGGTTGGGGGCGGCCTGCGGCAGCCCGGGCATCGGCGGCGGCGGGGCGCCGGGGATCGCCCCGAACGGGGTCGGCGGCGGTGGTGGGCCGGGATCGAACGGCGGCGGCGGTGCCATCGGATCGGGAGGGAACTCCCCGCCGGGCATTGGCGGAACCGGCGGGGGCCCCATTGCCGGCGGTCCCGCCATGGGAAGCGGTTCCGGCGGCAATCCTGGCGGTTCAATAGGCGCTCCAGGCGGCACCCCACCCTCGGGAGGCAACATGCCTGGAGCGGGCGCACCGGGGCCGGGCGGCAACATCGGTGCGCCGGGCGGCGCCACGCCGGGGGGAAGAAGTCCCGGCGGCGGCGCCATCGGCTGACTGACTTTGGTGAAGCGCGAGCGAACGACCGGAGCCGGCGGTTTCGAATAGATCGCCGGTAACATGACCTCCGTGTTTGCAAACAAAACGTTGAATGAAACGGGGCCGTCAGCAAGCCTGCCCTTTTTGCCGACGTTGCCGTCGTTGCGGTAGATCTGGATGATTTCCCGGCCGCGCTGCCGCCAATTGGCCTCGGCGCGCTCAGCGTCGTCCAAGCAGCCGATCCAATAGGCGCGATCGACCTCCTCGACCCCGCCATACTCGTCCGGCTTGGGGCTGCCCTTGTCGAGCAGGCGGATGTCCTGCTGGTCGGGCTTGCCGGCCGTGGCCGACTGCACTTCCGGCACGTTCGGAGTGTCGATCTCGGGATCGCGCGCCATTAGCCGTTCCTCAAGTTCCAGGGCGCATAGCGCAGCCCGGGCCTGAAGACCGTCTCAGGCGGATTGGTCACCGGCAGCACGTTGCCACTGAATGCCGAGGTCGAACCGGGCGTCAGCGGCAATTGAGCCGGATCGGCATTGCCGATCAGTTGGCGGTTTTTGTTCTGCGACGAGATAAACGTCCCGGGGTTCTGAACAAAGCCCATCTCAGGCGCCCCAGGCACAGGGATCTGCCGCGACAGCACTTCCGGCACATCAGTGGCAAATGCTTCGGGGTCCTGCCGCGCGACCGGCGTCGGATCCATCAGATGGCGCTTGTGGAGAGCGTCCCAGTTGGAGACGTAAGGGGTCGGATAGCGATGGCCTTCCGGCGTGACAAATTGCTGCGTCAGCTCGGCCAGCGTCGGCGCCTGCTGCTGCTCGGGCGTGGCGATGTCGACATTGGTCGATTGGCGGCCATTAAAGCCCGGCATAGGAGAGCCGCCGCCCTGCATCAGCGGGCTCTGGCGCATGATCGCAGCGAGGATCTGGCGAGGATCCTGATCAGGCTGCAACGGTGCCGGCAATGGTCTAACCCCCCAACTCGTGGTGCCTGAAGACGTTGGCAATCAGCAGGGGATTACGATCTGCTTGGGTTACCACGGTCGCGCGGAACGGTCGAGACATGCAGGCGTAACGAAGCTCGTCGCATGCATGATCTTCCATATCTGAGTTCAAATCTTCGGGGTTGTTGTCATCGTGTTGCATAACCGGCAATGTGCGGATCAAATTCCGACAGGTTGAAAACACGAACAGCATCGGGTCGCCATCGGCGTCGCCCTTGAGCCTGGCGCGGACCTGATCCCAGCCGCCCATGCGCCGATCGCGGGTCACCCTGGTGTTGTCGGCGCGGCGGAAAATCACCCCATTGCGCGCCATGGTTTCGCCGATCGACGGACCGCTGACCACATTGAAGGCGGATGGGTCCATGACCCCGTAGTTGATCTCCTCTCGCCTTCCACTCGCTGCCGTTTCACGTGAAACGATGCCGGCCGCGACCTGCTCGGCGGTCAGCTTCAAGCCGATGTTCGGCTCCTTGCCGTTCCAGCCGTACCATTCCCGGTAGCGGATGATGGCATGGCGCGGCAGGCGCCGGCCGGCGTGGATGAAATCGTCCTGCACCACCACATACCAGCCGACCGAGAACGGCCGGGCGGAGCCCCAGTCCGCGGCCCGAAAGCGGGTCCAGTGCCACGGCAGAATGAACGGCTCCATGACGTGGCGGGCGGCGCTCCACTCCTCGAAAAAGGCGCCCTCGATGATCGACCAATCGCCTTCGAGCCACGCCTTGACGAGCTGCGGCGAGCCGACCGCCTTCAAGCGATTGATGTAGTTCGGGTCGGCCTCCAAGAGCGCCGGATTGTCGGTCAGCAGCGCCGGGATAAAGGTCCGCTGGAGCCCGGTTTCATCGTCGGTGACGACCTTATACGGACCGTGATCGACGGCCCATTGCTTGACCCAGAGGTGGCCGGGGCCGCCGGGGTTGCAGGTGCAGCGCATCTGACATTTTATCCCGGCAGTCGAGCGCAGCGTCGCCAACAGCCGCATGATCGGCGCCGGGGAGGAAAACTGGGTCAGCTCCTCGACATAGACGCGGGTCAGCGACCAGCCCTGATAGTGCTCGGCATCGCCCTCGTTTTCGAGGTAGGCCATGTAAAGCCGGGCGCCGGTCGTGAACTTGAAATAGGCGCCCTTTTCCTGCCATTTGGCAGCGTTGCCGTACATTCGTTCGGCGACCGCGACGCTGTCCTTCAGATCCTCGCGGGTTTTGCGGATCATCAAGCCGCGGGCGTTCTCGCCGAACCGCTCGGCGTGGATCCAGAACTCGCCGAGCGCCGAGAAGGTCTTGCCGCCGCCCCTGGCGCCGCCATAGACAACAATGTCGGTCGGGCACTTCAGATAGGCCGTCTGGGGCCCGGGCTGTGGGATAAAGCCGTGGCGGATCCTGACCGGCTTCTTGGCGCTCACTGCTGCGTCACTTCCTTCGGCGAAAATTGGTTCTTCCAGTCTTCCACCGACAGCTCGACCACCTTGGTCGGGTCGCTGGCCGGCTTATTGATCAGCGTCACCTCAAGCTGCTGCTTGTCGGTCGGATAAAGGTCGAGCAGCTTGGCGACCTGATCCATGGCCCGCACCGCGGCCATATATTGGTCGGCACGCATCGCCTGGTTGTAGGTGTCCACGAGGTTGAGGATCACCTGATCCTTGTCGAGCGCCAGACTGTTCATGCGCTCGGCGCGCAGCACTGCAATCCGCTCGATCATCGGCGGCCATCTGAGCCACGTCTGCGAGGTCTGGGTGCCGCCGTCGTGCCGGGCGCCGCCGGCCAGGACGAAGGCGTCCTTGATCGAACGGCCGGAGACGATCGCCGCAGCAAAGATGTCGTGCCGCGGCAGCCACCGCCGTTTGTGGGTGGCCTGGGTCTTCGCCATCCGCGGCTCGCCCTTGACCGCTTCGTTAGTGGCTGTCACGGTACACCTCGTGAATAGGAGGACATATGCGCAACCCCTTTGCCATGCTGCCGGGCGGCAAGCTGATCACCGCTGAAGACGCTGACAGCTTCTCAAATCACGACTATGGCTGCCCGCGTTGCGGCCAGAGATTGCAGCTAATGGTGTCTCACTGCAACCGCCCGGGTTTCCCCCGCTTTATCCACTATCCGCACCAGGGCAATAATCGCTGCGATCGACTGGCGGTGCGCCGCGCCGGCCGGGTCGAGCGACTGTGGGCCGCCGGCCATCCGGTGGACCCCGAATAATGGGCAAGCTCACCCAGCGGCAGGCCGAGGAAATTGCCAAGATCGCGGCGGCCGCGACCGCGGCGCTCGGCGAGGAGGCGGTCCTTTTCTGCGAAAAGCACGACATGGACACCCCCAACAGCTTCAACGCGACGATGCTCACGCTGCTCGACTCGATGATGTTCATCACCCTCGATGCGATGTTCGACACCCCCGCCGATCGGCGCGAGGCGGCCGACCACAGCCACGCCTCGGTGAAGAAACTACTGCGCAACCACGCCATCCACCGGCATGTGCAGAAGATGCGTAACCCAACTTAATCTGGAGAAAAGATCGACATGAGTGAAGACAAAACGCAGCAAAACGCCGACGCCCTGTTGGCGGCGATGGCGACGATCGGCGATTGGGCCGAGGAGATCGACGGCTCGGTGATGGCCTGCGCCAAGGCCCTGGCGCGCATCGCCACGGCGCTCGAAGGCATTCAGCGCGGCTTAGAGCGGGTCGAACGCGAGGTCGATCAGGAGATCGGCAAGGCCGACATCAATGGCTGAGCGCAGCGAAATCCGCGACAGTCTGGAAAAGGATTTAAACCGGGCCATTGAGGCGTCGATCGGCGTCCAGCCAACCAAGCCCCCGGGCGCGAGCCGGCGGGCGGTCGATCAGCTCGCCCAGGCGCGTGACGGGCTGCTCAAGGTCGAGGAATTGCTCAACCAACTCTGCGACCAGATCGTCGGCTTCCCCGATCAAGCCACCCTGGCCAAGCCGGCGGCCGACCAGCCCGAGGGGCTGCCGATGTTCGATCGGGTGCGCGCCGACGCCACCACGCTGGCCGAGCTGGCAATCCGCATGCATGCCAGGATCAGCCACGCGATCGAGCGGCTGTGACTGAGTGGACGCCGCGCATGCAGCAGCTCGCGCAAGAGATCTGCCGCTACGCGCTGGCCACCGGGGAGATGCCGACGATGGCCGAGATGGCGCGGCGGCTGGGGCTGTCGCGGACCCGTGTGGCGCAGATCTGGTGGCGGATCGAGCAGTGGGAGCGGACCCACAAGATCAGTGACGCGATCCATAATAAGCGGGCCCAGGCCGGTTATCTGCTCGCCGTGCTGAAGGACATCGAGCGGGCCGCCAGGATGGCTGGCCGGGTCTACCCGTGGAAAACCCGCTGGCAGGGGCCAAAGCAACAGCCGGAGAAGCCGAAACAGCCGAAACAGCCGAAACATCCGCCAAATCGGGGGCCGATCTACCGCCAGCAGGAGCGGGAGCTGCCGCGCGAGCCGCGTTGGGAATACAGGCCGCGCTGGGTGGCGCCGCGGGATGAGCCGGAGCTGAAGGACTGCCCCGCCTGTCATGGCACCGGGGTCATCGATCACGACTGGTGCCCGCATTGCGGCGGCGAAGCGACGGTGAAGCGCTGAGTTGGCACCGGGCCGGGGCGCTTTCAGTCGTCCTGCCAGTTCAAAGCCCGTGCTCGGGCTCGGCCCGGTATAGCTGGCCGGCGGCGGTTCGCGAGAACGGATCAGGTCGGACTTTGATCGGGTCACCGCCGGCCGTGCGGCCACGGGCAGGGCTCTGGAGGGGTCATGACTGTGGCCGCGAAGCACTATTGCAAATTTGCAAGTTTCCGTACAGTCAAGGACGCTAGAGTGTACCGGCGGGGGTAAGGCCGTTCGGATGACCACCGGGGCGGTTCAGGCGACCCTGCCGACCCCGGGCTTTTTTACGCCACCGGCGCCCATTCCTCGCCATTGATCCACACCGACACCGGCGCCGGCACCGACAGATTGACGATCGACGGGGCGAGATCGATCGGCGGCGGCGGCTCGACTTCGACGATCAGCGCCGCCTCCAGGGCGTCCAAAAAACTGTCGTGGAAGCCGACAATTTCCTGGGCACAATCATGGCCGTTGATAATGGTGCGGGCGTCATACGGGTTGTCTTCGGTGTCATTGAAGAAATCGCCCAATTGCGCCCCGGTAAACCAGCCCTCGGCCATGCCGCGGGTCATCACCCGGGCGGCGATCAGGCTATCGAGCGCAAGATCGGGATGCTCGACCAGATCGCGGTTCTCAATAAGACCAAGTGCAGATGAAGCTTTTCTGTAGTTGTCCTCCCACGTCAACTGGACAAATCCGCGTCCAATAAAGGGAAAATATTCCTTTCCTTCGAGATATTCTTGCGATCCATACTCGGTGATCGGCCACATGGTCGTGGCGCACTCTTTATAGGTGGTGGCAAACATGTACGCCAACCACCGGATATCCGTCAGCGGGGTGCCGCCGAGCTGGCCCTCCCAGACGCCGAGAATGATCGACATGCCATCGACGTTCTGCTGGGAAAGCGCCCCGTCGAACAGCTCGTCCCTGACATTGGCGAAGAAGATATCGCGGTCGAAGCGCATCAGGGTGTCCTCCGCGGTGGCGGAGGCGGGCGCTTCGGCGGCGGCTCGTTGGGGGTGCGCCGCTGCTCCATCTCGGCCGGCAGATCCTTGTCATAGGGATCGAAGCGGTCAGGCTTGCGACGGGCGAGCCGGGTCGGCTCGACATAATAGAAAAACGCCACCATGGCGGCGATGATCACCGCGACGATGGCCAGGACAATCAGGGCGAACTGCCAGCTCATCGCCGGTGCTCCACGATCGAAATATTGCCCTGGCGGTCAATCATACAATCAATCGGCGCAAACTTCTCCTGGCCGTCGGGGTAATCGATACTGACGCGGATCTTGACGATCTGGGAGCCATCGGAGCGCGGGATCACCCGGCCGGGGGCAGTGCCGATGCGGGTTGGATGATGCGGCGCGGCGGCCTCGTAAATGGCTTCGATGCACTTGGCAATGACGATGTTGGCGTCGAGCATGGCCGGTCAGGGCTTGCGCTGAATCGACGTGGCCGGCAGCGTGATGCGGCGGCGGCGCGCCTTCTGCGTGGCCGCGCTCGGACGATCAAGCGTGATCGCGCCGTGCAGGTATTTCGGCTTGGGATGGTTGACCGTGTCGGTCGCCTTGGGCGGCGGCATCCAAAACCACGAGCGCGGCTTGAGCGGACGCGGGGTCATGGCTTCAGGATCGAGATCTTGGGCAGCGTGATCCGCGCCTTGCGCTTGGCATTCTCAGCCCGGCCGGCATTGTCATGCGCCGGGACGTGATCCGGCCAGCGCCGGAAGGCGATCGGACTGGGCCGGTCCTTCCAGCCGGGCAGGCGCATGAACCGCTCGGCAAGCGGAATGCCGATCTTCTTCTCCCGATTGCGCTTCTCCCAATGCATCGCGCTCATTGCGGCCGCTCCTTGGAATAATCGGTGTGGCTCACCTCGAACCGGATCCCCCGATCGACCTCGACCCCATTGGCCCGGGCAGCGTGAATGAACATCTCCGCCAGATGATCGCAGTGGGCGGCAATCGCCATCATCGCCTGCCTGATCTCGTTGGGGGCGTGATTGTGCTGAAGCAGCCGCAACATCACCAAATCGCCGGCCAGCGCAATGTCGGCCTCATGACCCGCCTGATCGTCGGAGGCGGGAAGCAGCGCCGCACACAGCAGCGCCGCCACCGCATCGGCCAGCCGCTTGTGCAAGGCAAACGGATCCTCGTCGCCATCGTCGTCAGGCTCGTGCGGATCGAACATTCAGGTTCTCCGGTTGCGGCCGGGAGTGTAGCAAGGACAGGCGGGGATGGCAGGGGGCTAGGGCACGCTCTCCCCAGGATTTTTGGGGCCCCACCAGCATGGATCGCCGCTGGATTTGAGGGGCCCCACAACGGCGGCCCGGCCCCGGCCGTCGCGAACCCGCCTCCGGTCTACCGGGTGCCCCGGCACGGGCCCATCGACCGGTATGGCGGAGATGCTGTCCGCCATGCATCGATGGAATGTCCAGGGAAATCAATGGCTTGCGACATGCTCGCCGAGCGTGACCCCACTTGCATCCCCACTTCTGCGGTGCGCTGCGTGGCCTGCCATCCCCACATCGGGACCGTCAGACCACGGTCGCAGGCGGGCTCGGGCGCGCCGCGGGAGGCATGGACGGGACGCGAACGGTACTATGCCCTTCAACGCAGGGTGCAGAAACGTAGCAGCCTGTACCCCGTCGTAGCGCCCACGGGGTACGGATAAGCCATTGACAACGCACAACATTATACCGTGTCTCCCCTGTACCACAACTTTGCCCAACTCTCTCCCTGCCCCCTTCTCCGTACCCGCTCCAATTTCCTTTCATATATACCCACCCGAGTGTACACAGGCTACACAGTGTACATTGCAACGATCTCAACGGCTTAGGCCGTATCTCGTGTACCTCGTGTATCTCGTTTTCACTGGTAGGGCTCCCAGTGAAAGCCGCGCAAAGGCCAGCCTTCCGGCTTTCGCCCTCGCGGCAATTGGCGCTTGGAGCCGCGATGCTTGCGTAGCACCCTTCCGGCGCGCTTCTGGAGCCGCTCCTCTCGATTGTCGGAGTTCGGCATCACCGCGTCGAGCAGCTCCTTGATCGTCACCCAGCTCCCGCCCTTGAACGGATTGCTGCGCGCCTCGTGGATCAGGTCGATGGCCTTCTGTTCCCACACATCCTCGACCATGCGCTGCTGCTGCTCGTCCTCGGCCAGCGTTTCGATATCGCGGGAGAGCCACCATTGCTCGCGCTTGGAAAACGCATCGATCGCCTCAGCAAAGAGCTGGTCGCGCCACTCCCTCGCCAGCTCGATGTCGATCCGCCCGCACTTCACCGGCCAGAACCGGCGATTGCCCGTCTCATCGATCAGGTAATCGTCGTGGTTGGTGGTGCCGACAAAGATGCACTGCCGCAGATAGGTCGCCTCGCCGCGCCCATAAGGCTTGCGGTAGGTGTCCTCGCTGGCCGACAGGAACGCCTTCAGCTTCTCGACGCCGGTCGTCTTCAACTGCGAGATCTCGGCTAATTCGACAATCATCTTGCCGAGCAGGTGCAGCTTGGCGTCCTTGTTGCTGAGATCGCTTTGCATTGAGTCCGAGAACCACTTGCCGTCGAACGCCAGGATTTTGAGCAGCGTCGATTTCAGCGAGCCCTGCGGCCCCTCAAGGATGATCACCGTATCGACCTTGCAGCCGGGCCTGAGAATGCGCGCCACGATCGAGATGAAGAAGCACCGCGCCAGCGCCGTCAGGTAGCGTTGCCGGTTGAAGATCTCCTCCTCGCTCATCCCCTCCTCGGCGACCACGGCATTGCAGACCTTGGTGAAGAAGCCATCGAGCCGGTAGACGCCATCCCAGGCCGGCAGCCGATCGAGCGCCGCCTGCGCCGAGCTGAACTGATTGTCGTCGGCCAAGAGCTGGATCGCATTGTTGACCTTGCTTTGCGACACCTCGCCCTTCAGCGCGCCATGGGCGATCAGCCACTCGATCAGTCGGGTGATGTCATTGGAGCCGGCCTCATGAACCTCGAACTTGCGCTTCGCCTGCGGCGCCCATGGCCGCGGGATCGGCATCAGCATCAGCGTCTGGCCAGTGAAGGTGTCCTCGCGAAACATCTTGCCCATGCCGAGCTCGGGATGCTCCCGCAGTAGCCGGCCAATCTCCAGCTCATTGGCCTTGAAACCCTTGCCGCCCCTCTTGAAGGAATGCATCGGGATCACGTTTTCAGCCATGTCGTCACCGCCCTCGTCAGCCACGGGCATAATCACCCCGTTGCTCGGGCCACCGGACCACTGCGTGCCGGCCGCTGTCCTGATAGCGGTGGCCGAGCGCGATCGCGGCAGCCTGCCCGACGCCGCTCGCGTCGTTGTCCGCCCAGATGGTGAGGCGTTGCACCCGCCGGATGATCGGGAAGCGTTCCATGGCGCCGGCACTGCCCAGCGCCCACACCGGCCCACCCCGCCAGCGCCTCACCGCCAGCGCCGTCTCGACGCCCTCGCAGACGCTGAGCTCACTGGCGATCTCATGCGGCGGGTCGAGCATCACCGCCGCCCGCTTCACCGGCCCGAGCATGAACTTGTTCTCATGCCCACGGCCCCTGATGCGATGGACGGCGCACGGCTCGATGTCCTCGAACAGATCGATCTTGGGATCGACCAGATCATCGAGGCTGGTGAATGCGGCGATCAGAGCCGGGGCCTTCTTCCTGTCTGGGAACGGGCAACGCGGATGACATCGCAATCCCCTCGCGTTGCCCGCCACCAGCCCTCGGTCGGAAAGATACGCCTCCGCCCAGGTTCCGTGGATCGGGACACTTTCCCGCCATAAATCCAACGCCCGGCCGCGCCGATGGCGCTCAGCCTCGGCCTCGTGCTCGGCCCGGGCTGCCTGCCGCCGCTTGTCCACAGCCTTGCTCGCCGGCCGCGGATCCTCATCGTTGCGGCAGTAGCCGCTCGCTTCGCAGTGGGCGCAATAGAACGACAGCATGCCTTGATCGACGCGCCACAGCCGCATCACCGGTAGTCTGCGGTGGTGGGGCTGGCGCTGCGCGCTGCATGCCGGGCACGGCACGTCGGCCACCTCCCGGGCGCCCAGCAGCGGCGCGAGCTCGTCAAACGACAGCATCGCCCTACCTCAATAGGGCAATGTGGTTGACACTGTGAATGGGAGGGATATCTTGGTGCATGGTCATGACGGCTCCTACCGTTGTGACTGTTTCACGGGCGGACCTGTCCCCCGCTCGTGGCGTACCGCCGGGGATTGTCGTCCCCTCGTCGCCCCGGCGGTTTTAAAGTCCGCAACGCACAACTCGGACCGGCTCTCAGTACCCTAGACAAGTCTTGAGCCGGTCCATTTTACCTATTCACGCTGATTTGTTAATCCCCTAACGGATCACATCCCGCGTCTGTGGATAGCGTGGGCGGTCGTGTTCAATGATCACAGGTTAATGGTTACAGATGGTTACGCGCTAATCAATGTGGATGCGGTTGCTGAGGATGTCCCAGCCGATAAGGATCTCGATCGCCTGTTGATAGGTGTCGGTCCACTCCGATAGGCCGCCAATCGCCCGCACAGCGTCAAGGAACGCGGTCTGCTCTGGGGTGGGCCGCTTCCCCCGCCGCTTCAGCTCCAGCGCGTGGAGCCGCGCCCGGGGCGGCGCAGCGAATAACAGATCGGACACACCAGGGCGCACTCCCATCCGCTTGAGCAACGCCCCGGTCGAATCAGAGCGCAGCTCGCCATTGGCCGGATGAAACCAGATCACATCGGGCCGGATCGCCCAGCGGATGTGGTCGGCCACTGCGATGTGGAGCTCGCGCTCCAAGGCATCGGGCGGCTTGGCCGCCTTCGTGCGCTTGGTAAACAGATCGATTTGCCCGGGCTTCATGGCAGCAACTGCTCAATGTGGTCACCGAGCCAGATGATCGCGGTGACCACGACATACGCAGAGATGATCCCGCCGATGATGCTCCAGATCCACCAGGGCGGCTCAGGGATCATGCG